GATTCCACCACGCTGTCCAGTAAAACTTCCATTGTTGTCAATAACAATTACATTAAGTTCATCATTTGCTCCTCCAGCAGCCTGTGCATCATCACTTACTGTTGCTGGATAGAGAAAGAATTGAGAATATTTACTTTTTGATGTTAATGGTGTTGATGGAGGTATAACAAAACTTACTGGAGGAGTTATGTTAACAGTATCACTTCCACTTATTCCTGTAACATTAAATTGCTGATAGTTTCCAAGCGAACCAAATATAATAGAATCTCCAATTTCTCCTTCAAAAGTTGATCCAAATTGGAGAGATGATGATCCATATGGAGCAACAGTTGGTGAAAGTGTAAGACCCGCACTACCATCTCCATCCATAATTACAACTTTAATTGAATTTCCAAGAACACCAGGATATTTACCAATAATAGTATTTGATGTAGAGTTTATTAAATTTGATGATTCCCAATCTTCACGGTTTCTTATAAGAACACTAGAAGATCCTAATTTATTGGAATTTGTTTCTTTGCTGGTAGAACTTGTTGGCGGCGGAACATAGCGCACAATTCTGAGATTAGCACCGTAGGATAGGAAGTTTAAGGCGCAATAGAAGTCGATTGCTCTCGTAGAGTCGGTTGCCGAAGGCTTTCCGAATGTCTGAACGAGTTCATTTTCGCTAGAAACGGTCACTACTTGATTTGCTGGACCCCATTCGAAGTTTCCTGCGAATGCGCCTGTTGTGGTTGCTACGGAAGGAACAATTGCAGAAAGGTCAATTTCCGTGACATTCACACCAGGACTTAGTTGAACTGGTATATTGAATGCTGCCATTATCTTCTCCTAATGGATTTCGATGCTCTCTTATGTATAAATTTGCCCTTCTTAGAAGAGTAGTTCGTCGCCAGACCCATACGCGGCTTCCCATACAGTTCCAGAAGAATCGCGTATTTTTCCGTAATTATCAAGTCCGTTGTCAATAATTCCGAAGGGGGTCATGTCATCTTCAAGTTGCTTCATTCTTTCGCTGTAGAGGTCGCGTCTGAGGTCGAGGTCTGAGAGATCCTTGAAGTATGATTGAGTAGACAGCCAACCAAAGAGGACAAGAGTCATTACAAGATCGTCATGGTGTCCAACTTCGGCTTCGTATGAGTTCTTTTTGGATATAAAAGAAAATAATTCGCGAACGACATCAAAGTCCTCGACAAAGAGTTTGTCCTCTTCAATGAGAGACTTTAGAATTGAGCAACCAATACGCTTTACAGCATCGGTAGTTCGGACACCGAATTGTGAAATTCCTCCACCGAAGCCACCGTCGAGTGATTGTCCCTTACGACCACGAATGGTAGCCGATAGAAGATTTTCATATTCCAACTCATGGTGCATGATGTCGGCAACCTGTGCGCCTACATCGTTGATTTCGATAAGAACATGGGCATTGTTAAACTGCCTAGCCGCATTATGAATAATGGTTGGAAACAGGAGCGGGGTAAGCATGTTATTACGGAATGTAGCCACCAACCTATAGGGAGGTTTTGTGACATCAATAATCGTAAAGGCATGGTAGTCTTGTCCCTGTCCACGCGAGACATCTACGCACATGACATAGGTTCTGCCTTCTTTAGGCATTTCGTAGATTTTATAGCCCGACTCATTCTTGAAAATAGGATTTTGAAAGGTCAGAGTTTTTAACTTTGAAGAGGCAATGAGGGTATGGATAGAACCGATGAAGTCGCATTCGAATTCTGTCCTGAACTGCTCTTCCGAGGTATTCGCAATCGTCTGTGCCTTCCATTTTTCATCTCTACCAGGCACATCTGACCAATGGACTTCAATCGGAATATAAGAATTTCTCTTATTTACGGCATCAGTCCAATACTTGTAATACATGTTCATGCCGTGCGGGGTCGAGATGATTGTAACCTTTGTTTCCTGACCTGACGAGATTGTGGGGTAGACCGACGAGAAGAACTCTTCGGCTACATTTTGAGGAACATAGGCAAACTCGTCAAGAAAGATAAAGTTAAACGAACCACCACGGACGGCACTAGAGGATGTTGCCGAAGCAATCACCTTGGAACCATTTTCTAGGATGATTGAAGCCTTGTTCCACTCAAGAACACCCATCTGTAGCCAACGAGGTAGGTATTCGTAGGCATTCTTGAGACGGTGTAGTAGTTCCTTCGCAGTTGACAATTTGTTTGCAAGGATAGCCACATTCATGTTCTGGTTGAACAGGATATAGTGAAGAATGTAGGCTGTGATTGTGGTTGACTTTCCGCTCTGACGGGGAAGTTTCGCAATCACGAATCGGTTTTCGTGAACCTTGCGAACCATGTCTTCCTGAAAGTCATAGAGTTCGAATGGAACAAGACCCTTGTCTAGGCTGACGATTTTGATATAGTTCTTGATGAAGTAGATTGGATCTTGGGCGCATTTTACATACTCCTTCACCTGATCTTCGGTGAAGTTTACCTGTATGCCAGCAGCCTTTAGATTATCATTTCCGAGATATGATTCAGTCTTCTTCGCCACGACTCACCGCAATTCCCTGTTCATTCAGATTATCAATAGCCTTGGAGAAACTACGTTTCGGGTTGATGAGATCCTGTAGATCTTTTGTAGACCCCACGAATATTGAGTTCATAGTATTATTGACAGTTTTTGGTTCATTTGTATCGTTACGGATGATACGCATCTTATGATGTAGTTCAAGAAGATCCTTGTTTGCATCCGATACTGCCTTGATCATCTGTGTTACGACTTCGTAGGCACGGGGATGCTCTCCTTCAGTCGCAACACGAACGATGCCCTCAAGAGCCTCGTATCCTAGACTTACAGCACCACGGATATTGTCGCGGGCAGTCTTGTAGTCAATTCCAAGATCATTTGACAACTTGTCATCATCAACCTTTACGGTGATAGACTTTGCTTCGGCTACAGGAAGAATCTCTTGTTGAGGACTCTCTTCCAAGTTAAAAACTTCAGATAGAGATTTGTCAGTTTTATTACCAATCATAAAATCCTCTTCATTTATTTATAAAATACCTTCAGATATAGCCCTATTTGCCCAATATTGACAATAGTGTCTCAAGATATAATCAGACTCTTTGTGTCTAGAAAATTTTGATGCAGGATGTCCAATATTATTGTATTGTCCCCATGTATCAAACGAGAATCCAGCCACAGTAGCACCTGGAAACTGATTTGGATTGTTTAAATAAGCACCATAAGTTAAACCACTCATACACAGACCAAGAACTTTTTCTAGAAGATGTCTTCGTTGATAAATTGTAATTACTGCTGTTTCACTTCTACTATCAAGAGCATCACCAATATTTAATAGATTAATTGAATTTGAACCAATACCTGTTAGTTCATTTCTTGAACGAGCAGTGTATCTATAGTCATAACTCGTAACCATGTTCCACTGATAAAATCCATCTACAATACCCGATTCGAATGATGGTTTTATGTAATCTTCATAATAACGATCTCTGTTCACTGGAACAAGTTCAGGATGTCTTCTTCGTGTAAGATTAAGAGAGTCACATGGATTAGGCTGAACAAAATGTCCTAGATTGTAGAATGTATAGGTTGAACCAGAAACTCCAAGATTTTGTTCCATGAACTTTCTTAGAGAGTAGAAAGAATCTGCTCTATCTGCGGTAAGACCATAAACCGCGCATCCAAATTCTCCACCATTTACTATCGTATCAGGGGTGATCAAACCAAACTGATTGCTTACCATATGGATATCCCAAATAGTGGGAAATACTTCTTTTTTCTTTCCTGTAGGTAATAACTCATTCATTTTTCTTATGAGTTTAAGGGTGACATCACGACGAGTTCTAGTTCTAGAATTTACAACTTTGTCGCCAGCGGGTGAATTCCAAAAACTTGATATCTGCTTGTATGTGATATCAGTTGAGGTAGCAGTATCAGATGATAAACCTGCAAAGTCACTATAAAAGTTTGGAACAACAAAATCACATGTGTCCTCATAGATGTATTTCAACTTCTTCGCAACGTAGTTTACATAACCTGTAAGACCTGTGACGGTTAAAGGTGTTCCAGTATCATCAACAAATGGTGATCCTACCCATCCACCATTGTTGGCTTGATTTGGATCTTGAACAAAATCATCCCATCTTACATTGTAGTTGTTGAACGGCTCACTATCAGCCTGACATTCTCCCCAAAAGCCAACCTTTGCAGAGGGCCAGCATTGTTTTGTTGCATTATAAACTACTCTATTAAGGTATCTACATGTATCAACATAGAAATTTTCATCAGCATTTTGAAATTTTCCTACCGCTGGATATCTTATCCATTCTGGGTCTGGTATGATATAGCCAGTATAAGATGTTCTTTCATTTCCGAGTGGAGGACAGTCATCGGCTCTCCATTTACAGATATCACCACTAAATGTCTTATCTAGATTTACAAATCTCAGACGAAGTAGTTCTGTCGCAGCATTTTCCCATTCAGATGTTGTTCCGAGATATCCAATCTGATTTACACCAGCACCAGTTAGAGTATTTCCTGGAATTTCATTAGTAAATGGTTCTTTTAAGCCTAGACCTGAATTATTACCCCAATTGGTATAAAATGGATACTTTCCATTCATCAGAGCATAGGAGGTGACACCCATCTGATAATTTGCATTTGATGAATCACCTATTATACTTCCCGAGGTAAAACCACCACGACTAATAGACAGAGTTAATTTTTTGAGAGGTAGCGACCAATTCATAACAGTTGCAACATCAGTTGCACTACCAGGTGTAGCACCATGTGCATAAACTATTTCTCCGTTGATATAGTTTGTAACACTAGATGAACCTGTTACTACCATATCGACAAGATTAAAATATGGATTGCCAAATCCAAGATGATTTGCAACATAAAGAATCTTTCCAGGAACCACATCTAGATTGCTGTAAGAAACTCCTGTATCATTCACATTCTGAACAATTCCATTACCATTAGTCGGATGATACAATCCTTGCATTAGAACTTTTAGTCTTTGTCCTGTTTGTGGGGGTTGGACATCATCTTCTTCACCAAAACGATGAGCATATCTCTTCAATAGTTCGCTATGAACATCATAGAAACGCTTTATATTCGTTTCAACATCAAGAGAATTTCCCCAATTTATTGTGGCTCCTGCACCATCAAAGGACTTAATCCATTTTAGAACTCTGTCACGGTCAGCAGTTATACCAACATAAGACGATATGCCAATAGCAGATGATGCATATGAAGTATCATTCCAGAAAGAATAACCTTGCACTGCATCACCATGATCATCTCGCACCCAATCTACAATATCTGAATATACCTGTGCATCGTCATAGGTTGTTCCACCAGATAGTGTAATAGGATCTAGGTTTCCAACAGTTCCACCTTCGATATCACCAACATGTGAATATGATACAAGTGGAACAACATCTCCAGAAAAACTATATGGTGCTGCTTTAAGAGTCTGCGACAGATCTATTTTTGTATCTTGATAAGATTTATAACGATCATCTTGAGAATCTGTATTGGTGTAATAATCGTATACTGTGGGATATAGAACATCTAAATTTGGTAGTATTGGTTCAATTCGTTTTGCAAATTCTAGAACAACTTTGTCTTTAGATTGTGTTGTTTGTTGTGAACCCAATGTTACAGAATTACCATTTTCTAGTGGTCTGGTCCATTCACTTGAATCCCAACTATTAAATCTTTCAAGAGTAACACCAGTTCCACCACCAGTAATTGTATATGATGTTCTAGGTTCTAAAGTTACTTCGGGAGTGCCTTCAACACCAAATTTGATTTCACTATAACCACGTTCTGTTTTCCACTGACGGGCTGTGGTGAGTAGTTTATTAATGAGATTAACAGTATGTTTATAATTCTGATCGTTTACTGAATATCCAGTTGATACGAGTTTATCAAGAGATTGTGGATCTACAGACTGATCAAGGTCTATAACTGTTGGTATAGAGTCATCGTAGCAAGGAGAGGTTGTTCCGGATGTATATTGAGTGTAATCCGACGAATTTGGATATGTGGCAGGGGTGTATAGATATCTCTCCATCTGAAATTGAGATGGTTGCGTAGAACCATCATTCTTCGTGAGAGAGAAGACAAAATACTTTGGATAATAGCCTAGAGTTTCCTTTGCTCTCTCTAAACGATAATCAAAGTAGTCTTTTATTCTTTTTTGTTCTACATCTGCTGTGATAGAGGGAGTATAGAACTGTCCACTAGAGGTTCCGTTTAGTTTTCCTCTTGTGTAAGCATCAAGTTCATCTAGGTATATCCAAATAGTATTTTCAATACGAGTATTTTTCAAACCAAAAGACAACAGTTTGGTATGATCAATGATCTTGTTTGGATCTACTACAGTGCTTGGATGTCTGTAACCTGTGCTGAAACCACGGGGAATAGGAGTTCCGCCGCTCTTGAGGAAAGCAAGGTAATGTGCGTAGTCATCAATAGTGGGGAAGCGAGATTTGAAATCCTCTACTCCACCAATATTTGTCCATGCTCCATCCTCGCCTTGGTTTTCATTAGAAGGATTGAAAATATTGTCCCAAAGAAAGTAAGCAGAATTTATAGTTTGATCAAGTTTAGGGTCTTCATACTTAATTCTGTTTTTGTTAAGCAACTTGTCAGACAACCAAGAATACATCCATACACCGCTACCGAATCCTGTGGATTCGACTGCACGATATACTCGGGCGTTTCCGTCCATCTCGGGAAATGTGTTGCCATTATTATCATAATAATATGCTGGTGCTGCGTAATCACGAAGATACCAGTATCTACCGAATGTAAAGCCAGATGGTCCACTTGCTCCCACGATGGGAAGTTTTCTGATACTCTGAAACATGCCCATTATCCCTCTAACATTACCCAATTCATCTGGTGTATGTTGTTTAGCAGGGAATGGATTCACCGTAGATTCGTTGCCTGGTTGGTTGCCGAAATTTTGATAATAACTTTCATCATCATTGATGAAATTTACACCAAGATATGGACTATCATGCCAGGTATTACCAATTTTAAATTTTTGTTGAACTCCTTCACAGTAAATTTTACTGAGTCCAAAATTTGGAACCAACCAATTGCTATAAAAGTCCCACCATGCTGCATCAAGTGTTATTCCTAGAGTTGTTCCATCACCGTAATGTCCAGAAAATGGAGATTGACTCGGAATACCTAAGTTGACATAAAATTCATGTTGTGCTTGACAAATATTTTGACCAACTACAGGACCAGGAGATATAGTAA